TCAAGAGCAAAACCATTTTTGTGGCGTCGTAACTTACGATAAAGCTCATTCCACCCACCTTTCAATGGGGAAAAGCCAACCACGCTCGGCGTCTTGAGATGGGAAGCATAAAACTTCTCATTCATGTCTTCAAAAAGGCGATTTCCATGAACAGTCATCTCAACGGGTCCAGCTGTAAACGTTCTCTGTGAATTAGAACTTATCTTTTCAGCTGGGCGGACCTCTTCTTTCAAAGAGTTACCAAACACGGCCACATAATTCTCATGTGTAAGCCGCACCCAATCGTCCTCCATGTATTGATCAAAGCCATCCTCTCCCATGGCATCAATCATGTCACGCTTAGTAGCGTATTTTTGCGTCCAGGGAAAACCAGGACTGGTTGATTTCTCCAAACCAGCCCTAACTTCAGACACAGTTTTTACCCTGGAATTACTCATGTGTGGTCCAAATGTATGTTCAACCCACTCCACCGCTTTATTAAGAGCATACACCTGTTTTGGTGACAAACTCTTATTCCCTTTTGCATACTTAGCTAAAGATATATAAGCTGCTTCCTTATTTGGAACAGGAAGACCCCAAGCTTGACGATCAACAACTTGATCCATTTCATTCTCAAATTGTGCAACCAACACGTCCATATGACGGCGATTGCGAGCACAAAAACGCTTGGGTATACTCCCCACTATTGGGAAGTATTGTTCACTCAAATACTTTACATGCAATGGGCCCAACTCTGCTTCACTGGAGAAACCTTTTTGGAAGGTCTCAGGATAACGCCCCCAAAACTCCCGACCCGCTTCGACAAGCGTGGAAGGGAGAGGGGGCTCTAGGGAAAATCCAGCGCAGCCAGGGAAGTCTCAGTGGACTTTAACCTAGCTGCAAGTTCTGCAGACATCGGAATGAATCGATTTATCTCCACAGCACCGGCAATATGAAATCCAACCAGTGCACCATCCACACATGAAATAACGGGACCCCCACAATCACCAAACTCAGTTGGTGCATCATATAAACCCGTAGCCGAACAAAAACCAATACCAAAGGCTGGCTCAACCTGCTTGGGGTCTGTAAAACCCATTTGCATAACCAACTCATTCTTTGGTGGTCGCATCCTCCAAGCACGTTGCACTTTCACTGATCCCCTATGTAAATAAACACCCAAATCCTCAGCAATAGGGTACAATTCACCACGCAATTGAGCTGTGGTATTGGTGTTCGTAATACTAGGTTCTTTACCATCAATGAACGAATGCAACGGAACAACAACTTTATCAGAAACAATTGTTGCAGTTGAACTCATCTCTCCACCATAGAGCATTTTAAAAACTTTAGGAGCGTACTGCAAGTAATCCATCTTGGATTTACCCAACATGCTTTCATTAGCAAAAGCCACAGCCGCAGCTTGCTTAAACTCCTTCATCTCTCTAACAGATGCTCTCTTTGGTATGTATTTGGCGCGTTGGATACGACGCTTCCTAAAAGCTATATCCTTAGCATCAGCCTGAACTGGAAAATGCTTCAACTTAAGCTCTTCCACTTTCTCCGCGACTGGGAGACCCTCATTGCGCTCATTATGACCACGACGCGCACGGGACTCTCTCTCCTTTTGCATCATTAAATCACGCCTAACTTGTCGCTCTTCCTCTTCTTGAGCTCGACGAGCATCGGCACGATCAGCAGCCATCTGGTATATCTCACCCATATCCTCATCCTCCTCGGGCTCCTCTAACTCAGCTCCTGAGGAAATAACATGCTCAAATGATTGCTTAGTTCGCACTCGGGAACGAGCCTTAGGGGCAAAGAATCGCGCTTTTGACTTACGCGTCTCTGTATTCATTGTAACTCCCTTAAAACTCTCATCAGTCCAAACCTTCGGATCCTCTTCCTGATCCTTAGAAAAGTACCATATTATCGTGAAAAGAATCGTGGCACCAGACACTAAACCTGCCATATATCGATGGCGATTGTCTTTAACATGCTGCCACACTTTTCCAATTCTTGATTCACCACTAGAAACTGGTTCACAAGCAGCTTTCAATGCCTCCACATACGTGGGGCGCACATGCTTTCTATCCCAGTCGGCTATAGCGTCTTGTATTTCCTTAAGTCCCTCAGACTCCAATGGAATATCGCGCTCTTTACCTTTTCCTTCTCCAGACTCACACTCTTCCTCCAAAGTGCAGCCACATTCCTCAAATGGTAACATCCTCATGTCACACGATTTACAGAAATATGCTTCCAAACACTCAGGAGAACACAAGGGATCAGGGTGGGCATGACGAAACACACAGTTCTCATACTTAAAGAACTCACCTTGTTCGTCGGGTACCGTCACAACTGACGTACCTACCTTTTCCAGCCTCAACCGCGTAGTTTTACCAGGAACGATCTCTCGTTTCACATATGGTAAATTATCCCTAGCAGCGAAGCCACCCTTCAATCCTTCTCCTTG